TTGAACTCCGCATGTGCATTATCCTGTAGGAACTCATTAGCATCCTTATACTTGTCGTGTGGTACTCGGTACACCTTGTTAGGAAACAACTTAGCCACACGATCAGCTAAGGCATTGCCAGTATCATCATTGTCTACTGACAACACAATCTTTTGGAAGCTATCTAGCCACTCCTTGCAGTTCTCCCATAGCTTCTTAGAGGGACTACCAGATGGTAATGATACAACAGGGTTAATGTAATGACTCTTCATCATCTGTGCTACTGATAGGGCATCTAGTTCCCCCTCAGTAATGGTTACAGTCTTAGAACAACCAGCGGTAAACATATTCATACCAAACAGTTCATCCCCCTTGAACCCGTCCTTAGTGTAGAAACCTTTCTCATGTAGGGTACGGACCTTAATTCCACCGCTGGGGTATACGTACTCTTGGCGACCATCATATGTCTTAACATTGAAGTCCTCCATAGTACGGGCATTAATCCCTCGGAGGGGTGTATAACGACCATCACCAGAGGTCTCTATCCTCTTAGGTGTAAACGACATAATATCCTCCTTTTCTGCTAGTGGGTACTTGTCTCTGGCCCACTCAAAGGTATCACCAGTTTTACTTGGATACGACTTAAGACAAGAGTGACAACGACCAAACCCATCTGTGTTATAACTGAAAGCATCAGACGATCCACAATCAATATATGGACATGGTTGATGTACTCTTTCTTTATTCATATTATTATTTCCTTTTCCTGAGTAAGACCTCTGTACTTACCTATAGCAACATTTTACGGCACAATTAACAAAAGCCACATTGTTTATATGGCCTCTGTGACTTTTTTGATACACTTATCTACATACCTCTTGACTTCCATAGGTGTTGTACCAAATTTACCACCGCAACCCTCAACAATCTTAGCTAATGTGACACCTTTAAGGTAACGCATTTCCACTAGACCCCACTCCTCGTCAGATAGTGTCTTCCTCGCAACACGTATAGTATGTAGCATATCTTGTCGCCTCTCATACACAACAGCAGGATTAGAATCTTCGTCAACTATCTCAACACTTTCTAAAGGTGTACTGGTTGAATTGATAGCCTGTTGCAATTTTGTCACACCTTCCCGGCTCATGGTTGACTTGTAGTCTGTACCCCTAGCCAAAGACCTAGCTGGCTCACTTAAAGGTACACTTACAGCTAGTGTCTTAATATTTAGGTAGTCGTGCATAGCCCTGTTAGCCATACGCCTTAGATTAGCCCCATGCGTGTTCCCCTGATCCACTTGCTCTAAGCACTCCAACATTCCCTCGGACACCAGATCATCGAATTGATTAGGTGAATTATACTTGTACGCAAGTGAACGACACATCTTCATCATGTCTTCAGTGTTCATCCTTCTCTAGTCCCTTCATTATTAGTTGTACAAAACCTGCACTGAATATAGCTGCAAACGTCTCAGGGTCACACTCTACCTGTACTGTTGCACTACCATCCTCATGCTCATCTACCTCTAGTATTTTTATTGGCTTGTTTACGTCATCACTCATCTTTTATCTCCTTGCTATATTTACGAAATCTTTTGTTGTAGGCACGTTTGATCTTCTTTAACTGCCCTGCCTTCCACATATAAAACTTACGTGCTTTTGTAAGTCCATCGTACTCATCCCCGCCCTTCATGGGTATACGCTTGGTCATTTGTTGGTTAGCCCTGTGATCATTTGCTCATCTCCTACTACTACTATGGTGTTAGTACTGACAAATATTGTGCCTTAACTAATATAGTGATGTCATTTTACTCATCTCTAAGTGCCACCCATGACACAGGAAACAGGTCTTCCATCTTTAAACTTATAGCCCATGCCACCTCTTGTGTTTCTGCCTGTGTGTCCTCTTTACACCTTAGCCTACACATATCAGCAAAGGCATCTAGTGACCCTGACCAATACCATTCAGTCATAGTGCTTTGTGGCAATACCATACGTGCTTGCTCTGGGCAGACTCCCTCTTCTAACAGTTCGTTATAAAGTAACAGTGAAGGATAACTGCTTACACAGTTCTGAAGAAAGATGTCCAGCTTAACTTCACCATCACTACCCTGCTTCTTATCTTCACTACGCCCCCGCCACGTATCAGGCTCATAGAAAAAAATTTTATCGTCAACGTATCGACGGGATACCTCATTCCATCTGAGGAACTTATGCTTGACCAACTGCCTAGCGACAAATATGGGAGCACTAACATGGAAGGATGCAAAGGCATGGCCGAATGGACTCATATGCTTATGCTCTGCCAGATAGTTGATTAGCTTGGTGTCACCTTCCCTTAAGCCTGACCATTTTCCATTGGCGGGGTGCAACCAGTCACTCTTCTTACCAAACGATACTCGTGCTGCATTAACGACAGACAGGTCACTGCCCATGTGATCTATGTGGGTTACCTTAATCATAGTCCCGTGCCTTTCCACAGCCGCAACTGTGCCTTTAGTTTATGGTTCTCTTCTAGTAGGCGCTTGGCCTCTTTCTCCCACATATCAGCCTCCCGCTTGATTATATGGTAATCCTCTTTGCACTTGTCTAAGGTCTCTATCCACGTCTCTCTGTCTATCATGTTAACCTCCTAAATCTGTTATGTGATTTTGACACATGACACCCTGTGCTGAGTTCAATGCCCTCTTCTTCTGTAGAATCTTAAGTCGATGCCTGTACTCCTTCATATCTTTTTCCAACTTCTCTATGTCATCATTAAGGGTATTACCCCTTATCTTAAGGACAGCCTTTTGCACCGTCCAATACTCTATCTCTTGCTCAACACTTCCCATCAGTAATCCTCCACCATTGTATAAAACATATGATCACCCAGCTTGCCATCATAGTCATAGAACTTATTCCAGTACGGGCTGACAGCCGTTGTGTGGTAGTGAGTCGAGGTTATGCCTAGCCCATACCCATTGAGTACCTCAGAGGCCACCAGAATGGCTCTTACAACAGCCTCCTGCTCTGGTTCCTTTAGGAAGTCATCTGACTTTCCATCGTGGGTGTACGAGAACTGTTTGAACTGGCTAATTACCTCGCAGACATCATCAGGATACCTATCACTCTGTACCCTGTTTAAGATTACCTCCGCCACAGCCAACTGTCCGTCAACTGGCTGGTTTCTGGCCTCGTAGAATATCGCTGCAGATAGGCACAAAATGGTCAGCATAGAAGTCCTTCCTTCCGTTCTTTTCCTTACGTGTATTAACATTCTTTTTCTTGTCAGGTATTACTTTACTGCGAAACTTGGGGTCTTTTAATTCCCTCGCTACAGGGTTAATCTTATACACCTTGTCAGTGCGCTTACTTAGAGGTTTCTTTGGTCCTTCATTTATCATACGATCTCTGCTCCTGACTTAGGGTGAAAGTGAAACACGGCTGGGCTATGTGCGGCCATGCCTTCTAGTATATCATGGTAGTCTGCGCTGTAACCTCTTTGACCAGCAGGCCCGTCACTGAAGCACCACTCAACGTCACCTACCTTGCATCCGTAGATGTCTGCGGCGTCCTGACAAGTAACCCGTCCTTCTACTATCCAGTGTTCTTTATACATCATGCGTACTCTCTCTTGTTAAACTCACATACAGCCTTAGCAAATCCTCTCGGTGTGGCTGATCTGATGTTCTTGGTCTTCATAGACTTCCCGCCTAACTTCATCATAGGTTTACTGTAGCCATTACCGTAGTAGTCGGAGCAGTCAACCTCTTTCTTCTCAGGCATCTTAAAACCATTCCCTGTCCATAAGCAAGTCTTCTTTCGGTAGGCATCCCTAGCAGGAATGTACTCAGGCCACTGTGGGTGTTCTGCCTCGTCCTCTGGGATGTATCCACCATACTCATAAGGGTGAAAGCTGTAGTCAGGCTTGCGCCACTTGGTAGACAACACAGATACAGGGTTCTCAACAAAGTATGGGCAACCCAGATCGTCAAACAGGTCAGCACAATCAATGGCGTGTCTAGCAGCTTTTTCTTGAAACAAGGGGTCAGCCTCTGCCTTCTTAGCAAAGTGAGCCGCACCAGATACAGCCAGATCAGTACAGACAGGGAAGGCCATACCGAATATAACTTTATCTGAGAACTCATCTTGGATGGCGTTCAACCAGTTGTAATCATGAAGGTCAGCAAAGTTGTAAGTTATACTGCCTCCACTATCAAACGCCTGCACCTCTGGTTCCACAAAAGAATGCTGAATGTCAAAGGCATGGCAAGTGTATCCTGCCTCTGCCCAAGGCTTGAGAGCCTCACCAGTAAAGTCATACAAGCTTATTACGATACCCTTAGTCATGTCATGTCTCCTTGTTTCCGTTGATTGTCTGTATGAAGTAATTAGGTGTCAGTGTCAATACAAACTTTCATAAGCTGACTGCTGTAGGAACTCATAGTTCTCATTCACCTCATCGTACTGGGCATCTGTAAGTTCAACACCATTGATCTCAGCGTACTCGACATAGGCATCAACAAAGTCAGGGAAGTCAAACATCTGTACATCAGCCATGACTACGTTCTCTAGTTTTCTTGTATCTAATTGCATCTTGTGTCTCCTTAGAAATTTGGTTGTCCATCTTCATCGAATACAACATCATCACGTATCCAGATAGGCTCAGCATCAATTTCCACCGCAGGGGTCTTGTGATCTAGTACACCTAACATACGCAGTTCTTGCTCTAGTTCTTCAGTCATGCTCACCACTCCTTAATAAATTGCTCTAACTTGATTTTCACGCCTATCACATGGTCAAAGGCTTTGTCAAGTTTCTCATCCTCATAATCAAAAGTCTCATGCAGTGCCTTCTCCGCCTTGTAGATTGCGTCTAGGGCTTCTTTTACATGTACCATTGTTTCAGCTTTAGTCATCGTCACTCTCCACTTGTCCAGTTCCATTACAGTTCTCACATGCCTTATACTCAGCATATGGCTCGTATGTATCCCCGTATCTTTCCCAGCGTTCATGCTCTACCGTACCTTCTCCGTAACATTCTTGGCACTCTTGCATATTATATCTCCTTGTCTTTAACGGGTGATCCTACCCAAGACTTTATGCTCATCCACTCAAACTTGTAATTATCAGATATGTGTTCAAGAGCAGCCCAGTATTCTGCCGCCTCCCTTGATGTTTCGCCCCATACCCACTTGCAGGGAATACCTGACAACCTAACGCTATGTACTTCACCAGATGCAAACATCATCTCTACATCTACTGATACTTCTATATTTGTGTACGACATAATCATTCTCTCCGATTCGGTTAACTTGCCACCTTGATACATATTTCCACTGTGGGGGTCAAGCATAAACTTATTCCTTATTTCCACTGTACCCCCTAATTCCCTCGGTAGGGTCATTTTCCACTGTAGGGGTGTCATTCCTTATTTCCACTGTAGGGGGGTCATTCCTTATTTCCACTGTAGGGGGTCTGGGCTGGTGATTCTCGATTTTCTGGCGGCGTTCCTGATTCGTTCTGTTTTCATGATTCGTTCCTGATTCGTTCTGTTTTCATGATTCGTTCCTGATTCGGTCCTGATTCGTTCTGTTTTCATGATTCGTTCCTGATTCGGTCCTGATTCGTTCTGTTTTCATGATTCGTTCCTGATTCGGTCCTGATTCGTTCTGTTTTCATGATTCGTTCCTGATTCGCTTACCAAGAGTCTGATTCGCTTACCAAGAGTCTGATTCGCTTACCAAGAGTCAGTTTACAGACTAGGAGTCAGTTTACAGACTAGGAGTCAGATTACTGAACAAGAGTCAGTTTACAGACTAGGAGTCAGATTACTGAACAAGAGTCAGATTACTGAACAAGAGTCAGATTACTGAACAAGAGTCAGATTACTGAACAAGAGTCAGATTACTGAACAAGAGTCAGATTACTGAACAAGAGTCAGATTACTGAACAAGAGTCAGCAACGAGTCCCAGCCCTGAATCGAAGTGTGATATTTTTGCAACACTATTTCACTTGCCCATCCTTCCGTCTTTTGCGAACGATTCTCAAAGAGTCATCCCGTGCACCTATTGGCTAAATTTAGAATAAGGGACTCACGATTGATTCGCAAGCCCCGGTTTCGTTTTATTTTATATGCCAGCGCTTTATTGTGTCAAAGGCATCGCACTGCATCGGTGTCAGTGTCATGAAGGCAAAGGGATGTTTGTCCGCGTAATTAATTAATTTTTGCGCGTTGGCGTGGCTTGGCTTGGCGTAGTATTTAGTGAGTAGTTTAAGCATAGTCCGAATCCTTTTCAATTTGCGTACCATTGTTAAACGCTATTTTTGGGAATCTTGCAAGAGTATAATATGATAACCGGGAGCTATGCGTTGAGTGCATAGGTGCCATGCGTTGAGTGCATAACTCCCGGTTTTGTGCTTTCTTGTATTTTTGTGCTTGCAAAAGTCTCCGAGATGTTTACTTATCATTTCAGTAAAACACAAAAAGGAGAATCAAAAATGGAACACCCTGCAAGCGTCTACAAGAAAAAATCTTTTGCAGAATTAGTATCAAAAACCCCTGCTCACTGTGGCGAGTGGGATTCTTATCGTCGACGCGGTTTTAATCCTCGGTATATAAATGGTAATAACGAAACCGTTGCGATAAGTGATCTCGACTCGGTGGAATATATCGATTACTGTGACGCCTACTATCTTAACGAGTCACTAGGCGATTTCAAAGATTACACTTAACCCAATCTCAAAACCTTGGAAGGTAAAACTATGACATACTCAATCAACACAATGAATAAGACAACCGTCAAAGATGTAGTGAAAGCGCGCGGCACAAGATTCGCAACCGTTACTTTTATCAAAAAGAATGGCACTCAAAGAACCATAAACGGCCTGTTTCGACCTAGTTCAAAAATAGTTGGAAACGCAAAAGGCAGAGTTATATCGCAAGCGCAAAAGGCTAACGGATACATCCCAATATATAGCGTATCAGATCAATCTTGGCGCTGTTTTCATGTGGACTCGGTGTTAGAGATTAACTGATAATACAGGGGGGACTCACAATCCCCCCACAACACAAACGAGGAGTCATAAAATGACAAGCGTAATATACAAAAAGAAGTCTGTCCTTGGTTCGCCGCGTTACTGGAACCGGAGCAAAAAAACGTGGACTAAATGGATATGTAAAAGCTGTTATTACAATACACATCACGGGGCATTACGTGTTTTAAATAGTCGCGCTTTTTACCAAAACATCTCTTTCAACTCAGAAAAAGAATATGGAGTCACAACCCTATGACCTACACAATTACGTGGCGACCGGAGTCTGGCGGTGATTTCTTTATTCAAGATTATCCTAGACATAAATCAGCGAGTCTTGCAATTGCCCAATGGCGTCGAGTCTGTAATCTACACGAGTCCGACTGCGTCGTCTTTAAGATAGAAAAAAAGGAGTCATAAAATGACATACACCGTGGCAACCCGTCCAATCGGTTCCAATCTTTCATTCGTTCCAGTATTGGGCTTTATCTTAATGCCTTTACGTGAAGCGCAAGAACTAGCCAAAGAATATCGATCAAGTGGTATAATCGAGGCCGTGGCCTTTAATACAAGTGTGGGAGTCTGATCATGGCAAGCGTAGGAAAGACTTACACAATATATAAAGGGCCAAGCCTATTTGATGGTTCGCCTATTGTGGTATGGGCGCAATCTAAAAGCGGAAACTCTAAGACTGGTGACATGGTTCAGACGTTTATTCAAGCCGATGGTTTACATGCTGATAATATCGGTAAAGATGTTTCACCGCTTGCTATGTCACGATCTGGTGGCGACAAGTCATATTGTGGTGATTGCGTACACCGTGGGACGCCAAACAATAATGACAAGGGACAAGCAACGGATAGAACGTGTTATGTGACTCTAGCCCATGCCCCACTAGGTAAACACAAGGCATATATTAAAGGCAAATATCCAGAGGCTTTCGGACACGATTCAATATCGGAAATAGGTAAGGGTCGCATGGTTCGACTCGGTACTTTTGGCGACCCTGCAGCGGTTCCTAATTACATATGGAAAAGCCTATTAAGTGAAAGCGTGGGTCACACGGCTTACACGCATGGCACAGTTAATCCTATGCCCGAATCCATAATGACAAGCGCAGATTCGCCCGTACAAGCCCGTGAAGCGTGGGAACGTGGTGAACGTACATTCAGAGTCATATCTTCGTTAGATAGCGTCATAAAGGGCAAGGAAGTCTTATGCCCTGCTAGTGAAGAGGCCGGAAGGAAAGCAACTTGTGTATCTTGCAAATTGTGTTCGGGGTCAAAAGTAAAAGGCAAATCTATTGCCATAGTCGCGCATGGTACAAGTAAACGTAAATTCAAGGAGTCGGTGTAATGACCATGAAACCATCATTCAAAGAGATACTAGCAGAGCGGCAGGAATACCTAGACGCGCTTAAACAGAATGGTGATCTCTACACGCGTATATTTCTTGAGGACACATTCCTTTACCAAATGGGAGATAGTGGACTAGCGCCGCTCACAACGGCACAACATAGCACGATGAAAAAATGGAAAGAGGAGTCAGAACAATGAATGAATATATAGCGATATTATGCGACGAATTAGGCGATGATTTTAGGGTGGTCGTTCAAGTACCTGACTTGGTTGAGAACGTCACTGAATACGTGCGCGAGCAATATCCAGAGTCATCTATTGTATATATTACACCCAAAGGATTCTAATCATGAAACGTTATAAAGTAACAATCAAGAATATTGGTTTGGCTTTGGTTTGGCTTGCAAATGTCGCAACGATACTAGGGTGGACGTGGTTGGCGATACATCACTGGCCTTGACTCCATACCGAATCGCTGATATTGATGGTACATCAACTTAACACAAGGAAAAAATGACATGACACGCCAACTAGATACAGCATCAAAAATGAGAACATTTCTCGGAATGCGTCCTACACAAGTATTCACTGCCCACGGTGTTACATTGTATGAGCACCCTAAGCTTGGTGATAAGTCACCGTTGCTTGCCGTATGGGGTCGCAAGATATACAAAACTGATTTTTGGGACGCACCGCATCGCGATGAATTACTGCAATGGCGTAAAGATAAAGAAGCGGCAATGGACACAGTAAGCGTCAATAACGTACTATAAATAGCGTCATAGAACGACGACTCGGGCCCTTGCCATATGGTAGGGGCCTTTTTTCTTTTGTGTTGTTGTATGGCTCTTATATCGAGCGTATGGCATTGTGTTATATTGTAACAGAGTCAACGGTATAGCATTTGATCACATGGTAAAATTTTGACCGTCTGGTAAATTATTGAGTTTCAAATGATTCCCTATGGCATGGGCGATTCGCCCGCCGAGCGCAAGAAATTTACTTTTGTCAACGATTCTTTGCCCATGTTATCAATTAGTTGTGTCAAGTGTGATAAATATGTCACACATTTTATACGTAGGGGGGTGATTCGTTTATCATCAGGGGGGTGTCAATATAGACTTTGGTATGGGGCCCTATACTTTCCGGGGTATAAATTTCCGGGCCGTGGTTATCCACCCATATCTACAAAACAAGAGATTTACTTTACACAACTTAAAATAGAGCGTGTACTCTCCTTAGGGTAGAAAGTGTGATAAATATGTCACAGTATATAAAAATAAATAAAAAAAGATTCGTGAGTTATCAACGACATAGAAAATAGTTTGACAACGGTTGTTATAAACACAAAAAAATGTTGCTATATAGTAGTAGACAACCTACTAAAGTATAGCAGATGTAACTACGACAGTAAAGAAACTATATAGTATAATACTATTATGGTTATTACTATTATAGTTTATAGACAACAGCTATACATTAGTAGTTACATGAGTACTAGGTACAAACTATACTTATGTTTTAAAGTCTTTCTCCCTTAGTCAACCATGACGAACACTGCCAAGTTAGAATTACAGGATGAGGTCATGCCGATGATTGAGGGAGTTATACTTACTGTTGTCGTTATTTTATTTGTTGTCTCTTAAGGATTAGGGACATGTACGGAACTGAAGGATGCTCAGAGTTCATGGCAGAGAAACTACCATATAGTGCTATTATAGGTAAGCATGTCCGTAAGGGCATCAGTAGTGGTGTGTCAGTTAAAGATATTATGGCATCTATACAGAAGTATTCTCATGCTCCATCTAGTACATCTACTTTTTATAAGTTGTATGGTGGAGACATAGCGGAGGTGAAGTTTGATACTACATCAGCTATTGGTAATGTTGTCGTTGAGCAAGCGTTAGCTGGTGACTTTAAGGCTGCTGAGTTGTACTTAAGAAGTAAGGGGGGTTGGTCTCCTACTAACACTGTTGAGGAACGGGAAGTTGGTAGTGAAGAAGAGGAAGACCGCTCCGCTGTAGAAGAGATTATGACCCGACTAGGAAAATCAACAGATGAACATGAGGATAACGGCTGAGGACTTAAGGAAGTTACCCTCAGATCAGGTAGCTTCAGTTTTGTCGTCCCTTTCCCCAGAGCAAGCTGAAGAACTTAAGTACGATTGGAAGTTCTGGGCTAGACCTGATCAGTTAGAACCTGATGGTAAGTGGAATGTCTGGGTAGCTTTAGCTGGTCGTGGTTGGGGTAAGACGAGGGCTGGTGCTGAGTGGGTACGACACAGGATTATGAAGAATGATCGTATTGTTCACTGTGTTGCACCAACTAAAGGTGATGTTCGTAGAGTTATGGTTGAGGGCGACTCTGGACTAATGAATGTCTGTCATAAGGGTGATAAGACATACAGAGGAAAAGAGTTAGGCTTCCCTACTTGGTCTCCTACTAACAATACAATGACTTGGGCCAATGGCTCTAAGGCTGTATTCTTCTCAGCAGAGGATCCTGAGAGACTTCGTGGGCCACAAGCATACTCAATGTGGGCAGATGAACTTTGTGCATGGAGAAACGCTCAAGAGACTTGGGACATGGCACAGTTTGGATTACGATTAGGTAAACACCCCGTATCGTTTATAACTACTACACCTAAGACTACTAAGTTACTGAGAACCATATTAGACGATGAAAAGACACATGTCACCACAGGAAGCACATACGATAACAGTGCTAACTTAGCTGATACCTTCTTAGATGCTGTACGTAAGACTTACGAGGGAACTAGGTTAGGTAGACAGGAACTATATGCTGAGGTACTTGATGAGGCATCTGGTGCATTATGGAATAGGTCGTTACTAGCTAAGTGTGAGATAGAGAAGGATCAGGTTCCTACACTTAATCGTATTGTTGTCGCTATTGACCCGGCTATTACCTCTAACGCTGAAAGTGACATGACAGGTATTGTTGTAGCTGGTGTAGACGTAAATGGTACAGCTTATGTGTTAGAGGATCATACTGGTCGTTATACACCCCAACAGTGGGCATCTAAGGCTGTAGAACTCTACCATGAGCATCTAGCTGACAGGATTGTAGCTGAGAGAAACCAAGGTGGTGATATGGTAAGACATACACTACATACAGAAGATGAAACACTGCCTGTAAGGTTAGTACATGCCTCAAGGGGTAAGATGGCTAGGGCAGAACCAGTTTCAGCATTATATGAACAAAACAGAGTTAAGCATGTAAGAGGATTGAACGACTTAGAGGATCAGATGGTACAGTGGGAACCTCTAGGTTCTATTGGGTCTCCTGACAG